CTCATGGGTTTCAGAGGGGCTTCTGACTTTGCCGAACAGTATAGCGTAGACGCACGAACAGACTTCCACCAAATGGCTGCTGATATTGTGGGTGTGCCTCGCAAACAAGCTAAAGATATCAACCTCGGTTTGTTTTATGGCATGGGTTCTAAGAAGTTGGCGGCAAGTCTAGGGCTGGAGTTTGAAGATGCCAAGGAACTGTTTGCTGAGTACCATGACAAAGTACCATTCGTACGAGAATTAAGCGACTATGCTATAAACCGAGCAAGCCGCAAAGGTGTGATTCGTACTGTCTTAGGCCGACGCTGTAGGTTTGACAAATGGGAGCCGAACAAGTATGGTAGCTGGAAACCCATGACATACCAAGAAGCTTATGCCGAGCATGGCCCTGCGATTAAACGAGCGTTTACTTACAAGGCTCTTAATAAACTAATTCAAGGAAGTGCTGCCGATCAAACTAAAGCCGCGATGGTTGCTTTAGCTAATGAAGGTATACTTCCCATGATTCAAGTACACGATGAACTAGACGTCTCCGTAGAAAGTGAAGACCAAGCTAAAATGATTACGGAGATAATGCAAGATTGCGTCAAACTAGAAGTACCCTCCGTAGTCGACGCAGAGTTTGGACCAAATTGGGGGGAAGCGAAACAAACATTTACGGAGAAACCATGGACACGCGGATTAAAACACAACCACAGCGAAATGAAAACCTAAGTCTGCTTCATGCACGACTAAAAGGAGGCCACGTTGTTCGGTATCATACAAAGCCCGAATTAGGGGATGGACAGAATGTAGCTGCCCATACTTGGAGAGCTGTGGTGATATTGCAAACGCTTTACCCTGAGGCAAGCAAGAACTGCATCTTGCATTTGTTGTATCACGATGTTGCCGAGGCAGAAGTAGGGGATGTCCCTGCCACAACCAAGTGGGGCTATCCTGAAATAAATAAACTGATGGTAAAGGCCGAAAAAGCTTATGAGCTATCTATTGGCGTAGGCGAAATAGTACACCCTATCACTGAAGAAGACAAGAAAATGTGTGATATTGTGGACAAATTAGAGCTGGTGCTGCATTGTTATCGTTTAATGCTGCAAGGAAACAGTATGGCCGAGGAAGTATTTTTGCGTGGGATAGATTATTTAAACAAAAAGTACAAAAAGGAATTGATTTTTGAACCTGCTTCTGAGATAATAGCAACTCTGTGTCTAGCAAATGACACCCGTAAACTTTAGGAGCTCAAATGTTAGTCCAACAGGTAATAAATGTAAAGGTAACTTTTGAGGAGCTTATGATTATTAGGCAAGCAGTTATGTCTACTTGTGCTCATGAAGCTCGGCAAGCAGAGGTTATTTATCGGCTTTGCGAAAGATTAAATACTCTATTGGAGGATAGATAATGATTGTTGGATTCACTTGCGGAGCTTTTGACTTGTTACACGCAGGTCATGTATTGATGTTACAAGAAGCAAGCGAAGTGTGCGACTACTTGATCGTAGGGTTGCATATAGATCCCAGTACCGAACGGGAATTTAAAAACAAACCAGTGCAATCCATCCACGAACGGTTTATACAGTTAGAAGCGATAAAGTATGTGGACTTTGTTCTCCCTTACCACACTGAAGAAGATATGCACATCTTACTGAAGATATTAAGAGTAAATGTCCGTATTGTAGGGGAAGAGTACAGAAACAAGTCATTAAGCGGGGAGCAAATCCACCACGATCTAGGGATCATGTTGCACTACAATACCCGTGGACATCAGTTCTCCTCGACCGAATTGCGAGACCGAGTAAAAAGAGCAAATAAGAAAAGTCAAATGAATTAAACGGTGTTACGTTAAAACACAAGGTAAATCACAGAAAGGATTTAACATGGCTAAACAAATGAAGAAGTCAGAGTTCCTAGAACACTACCGCGACGACTTGCAACGCCAACAAGGCACTGTCCATTGGCCGCGTTTTGAAGACGAGTCTGAGTATGTGGACTACATGATACAATTAAAGTTTGCTATCGTGTTAGCCCACCAAGATGAAAAGAAAGTTTAGCATGGATAATGAAGAAGGCAACCTTCGGGTATGGGGACAAGTTAAATATCATTACGGCAAACCATTGCCAAGACACGGTAGCCCACGAGACCGAGGCAGTGCAGATGCGTATTACGGTCGCCAACCACGTCCACATTATTTCGTAGGCAAAACACGCCAATCGCTAGAAGTAAACGAAGATGGCATGACCGACGAAGAAATAAAAGATTACTATAAAGGCTTCGACGAAGAAGATGACCGCAAAGACTGGGGCGAAGAGTGAATATATTCCTACTAGATTACGACCACGAAACTTGTGCTCAGTATCACTGTGACAAACACGTTGTTAAAATGCCCCTAGAATCTACCCAGATGTTAAGTACCGTCCATTGGCGGCACAATGCCGAGGGGCCATATCTAGCTGTTCACCAAAAACATCCCTGTACTTTATGGGCAGGACAAACAGTAGAGAACTATAGGTGGCTCTGGAACCTCGGTATAGCTTTATGTAAGGAATACACCTTCAGGTATGAAAAGACCCATGCTTGTGAAAGAATACTTGCCATACTGCGATGTCCCCCTGTAGAACTAACAGCACGAGGAGTAACAAAACACCCTCAGGCAATGCCTGATGAATATAAATCACCGGAACCGTTAGTTGCTTATCATAATTATTACATCGGTGAGAAAGCGAGGCTATGCACATGGAAAAAAAGAATAGTTCCCCCATTCATGGAGGAAATAATGTTATCCCGTTCACACGAGAAAAAACTTCCCATTCCGCAGGAGATAACGTCACCATAGAATACAGCGAAGTTGATGTTCTTCTCTGCTCCCTGTGCGAGGGCAACTCTTTTTATCTACTCAATGATCAAACAGGACAAATCGGTTGCTCTTCTTGTGGATATTTGACAGGGAGCCACTGGGCGAACAAATAAGATAAATTGATGCTTATCAGCGCCAACTGCCGTGGTACTATAAGGTACAGACATTCCGCAGAAAGGGGATATTTATGCGACTAACTAAACCACAATCCAAGTCTTTGCTCCGCAAGTGGCAACAAGACGACCAAGGGCTCTCGTTCCTTGGTTTCCGTAAACTTGTACAATCCACCAGTTTTATGGAAGATGCTGTTGTCGTAAAATGGTGCAATATGTTTCTTGCAATAGAAATCAGTGGCTATACACACTCGTAGAAAGGGGTAATTATGAAACCACAACCAGACGCATATGTATTTAACGAGGGCAAATCTCGTACGATACTACATTATGCAGACATCAACCAAGCCTATATCGTGTACCGCGAAGACGGTATACACACCGATTCTCCGATGCAGGGGAACGTAAGAGTTCACAACCAGTATAGCGATGCTAAAGCCGATTACGACGGCAGGGTTGTAGCGATTGAACATATGAATATATTTATAAACAGAGTCGAGCAAGAAGCTGAAGAGCTTTTTGGCTCCGACGATATGTAGGAGAATACAAATGTTATCAGCCGATCTAAAAATGTTTACGGGTACCGAGCAATGGTTCCGTCACCCACTGAGCTCTAACTTTCTTTATACCGATGGTGTAAAGTTCTTTGCTGAACACTGCGGAGGAGGTGCTTACTGGTTCCTGGATATACTGGCTACCGAACTCGCCGACCTACAGGAAACAGAAGAGTTCATGTCTATCACACTTAATGTTGTAGACCGTTCTGCTAAAATAATTGCCGACGATGGCAACGGCAATGTTCTATGGACAAGGGTAATAGACTTTACAGATGCCGAAGACGGTACATGGAAGTTCTTTCTTACTAACAATGTCTTGCTACTGCCCAGTGAGTATTGAATGAACCTCACTGATTTTGCAGCTTTGATTGGCTTCGTCTGCGGTTTGATCGTAGGCGGGGCTATCGTATTTTTTACTTTGTCTATTTTGTGGTACAGTTAAAATGATAGAAACAGCATTAATGTGTCTTGCTTTGAATATTTATTTTGAGGCAAGATCTGAGCCCATCCAAGGGCAAATAGCAATAGCAGAGGTCACTCTTAACAGAGTGGCTTCCCCCAATTACCCTGACACAGTGTGTGAAGTAGTCTTGCAAGAAAACAGTAAGACTTGTCAGTTCAGTTGGTGGTGCGACGGAAAGTCCGACCAACCAAAAGAACATAAATCTCTGTTAACCTCTAAAGCTCTTGCTGAATTAATGTTGACAAAAGGTGAGCATATTACTGTCCTCGGTGATACAGTCACTCATTATCACAATAACGATGTCCACCCATATTGGGCAGATCATTTGCGGGTGATAGGAAAGATTGGCAATCATATTTTCTATACGAAGAAAAAAGAGGATTCCCTAAGCCCCCGAGCTAGAACTAAAAAGATAAATTGATGCTTATCATTAACATTATCTTGCGGTAATGTAATTACATGGTGTGCAGTGTTGTTCGCAGATGCGCCTATGAAGTGTTCTGTGATCCTTTACCTTCATTGCATACCATACCACTCCAACGCTCTAGAAAGGAGCCATCATGGAACAGAAAGCTTTAAATGATACAAATGTTAATTATATTGCTGATACTAATTGGGATCGGCAGTCTACTGAAGAACCCACGTTAGCAGGAACTCTTACTGCTGTTTGTGAGAACTTAGGGCAGACGCTACAGTTACTCGCAAACCAAGTTGAAAAGCTCAACGACCTACAAACTGACAACATTATCGACGATGCTGACGAGTTGTGGGACAAGCTACAGCCTAAAGTTGAAAGTCTTATAAAAGAAATTGTAAACGAAGCAGAAGTAGACATCGATGCTTATGTTGAGATTAACTCTGCTTCGTTGAGGGTGTAGCGATGGGAAAACGCAAAGTAATCGCAGGGGTAGCAGTTGACACTGCTGTCCCTATTCCTGAACATCGTGTGCAACACAATGGCACATGGACAAGTCTTGCTAAAGATATGAAAATAGGCGACAGTGTGGTATTGAGCTACACAGGACGCCAGATGTTTCGTACTGCTTTGGTAAAACATGAATTCGGGCAAATTTCCCGCACTGTGCCTGAGTTAGGAGAAAAAGGCGAGCGTCTTTATCGTTGTTGGAAGACAGAAAAAACAAAAGATAAGGGGTTGTAGCGATGGCGAAGTGGAAAGAAATACCCACAGTAAAGACTACTCATACTCTAGCCGAAGTGCGAACTACTATTAGTTCGTTACTTTCGGCTTCGGAGAGGGAGTTCAAGTTAGAGTTCAATGCTATTGGCGCTCAAACAAAAGACTTTGATGATAGTCGCAAGCTTGGGGTGGTCATATTCACCCTAGCTACAATCTGCTTTCAAAACCCTGAAGCTCTTAAACGCCTTGAAAAAAGGGTGGCAGACATCAATCGGCAAGTACACATTCTTGATGCTCGCCGAACAGTAGATGAAGGCAAGCGGAGGAAAATTACATGACCAATCCATTGTTGACCTTTTATATTGAAGAACAAAACGAAGACTACTGCCCCATGTGTCAGCCGTTAGGCGAACCAGAATTTGGGACAACTAAAATGCACCGCAGTCTACCAACTCAAGTGCATTGGGTGCGAGCCGTAGCCAAGGACTTGCCAGAAGACAAAAAGTATGTCAAATTATGTTCAGATTGTTTGTATGATGCAAGCAAGTCTAAAGAAGTTGAAGCCATATTCAAGGATGATAAACCCTGGATTCCTGAACAGTCGGGGATGTTTTTTATCCGTAGTTTCAGAGGAGGAACACATGACCAAGAAAAAGAGAACACTACCTAGTGATGAGTTTGTGGCACGAATTCTTACGGATAAAGAAAAAGGATTGACTGCAAAGCAAATACAGTCTTTCCACGGTATTACACCAAATCAGTATAAGTACATCGTGTACACGCTCGGCAAAAAGTTGAACAAGAGTGCTAATTTTAAGTCAACTAAATCTGCTCGATCGGTAGCCGTGAACGTAGTATCCCCGACAGGGGCTAGTGCCGAAGTCTGGAATCCAATGGAAAAAACAGTAGATTTTTCTATCCCAAAAAAGAAAAGAAATCTTTTTGGAAAGTCCTTGTGTCAAAAATCTTTTTTTGGTACGGTAAAAAAGCATAGTCACACCTCCCAGTCCTATGCTTCACTCTCTGTAAGCCCTCTGACTCCCCTTTCTGGTCAGAGGGTTTTTTTACATGATAAACGGACTTTGCTATATAGGACCAAATGATGGACAGGACTCATTTGTGTTTTAATGATTTGATAATATACAATATCTCACTATACACATATATTCAATGGGTTAGCATGGACTATGACTCTCTGATTCCGATATCTTGATCACAAAGGATCATTACATTCGTGTCCGCGCGATCTTAAATCAGGGCCATTTCAAAATGGCTACTTTTCTTTTCCCGTCCTATTAAGTAAAGTTGTCCCATCATAAAGAGAGAAAGGTCTTAAATGGCTCTGGCAAAAGCTACTCACAAACCGACTATTGATGTCGTCGCTAATCCTCGTGTAGAAAAAGGAATCACTCCGAAACAAGAAGAGTTTTGTAGAATCTACGTTTGCGAGGACATAAGCCAAACTGAGGCCGCTGTGCGAGCAGGATATTCTGTGAAATCGGCCCATGCCATTGCGTCCCAATTACTGAACGGACAACGGTATCCTCATGTTGTGCAAAGGATAGGCGAACTAAAAGGCGAGCTGTCTAAAAAATACGAAGTAAGTTTTGAAGGACACGTTAAAAAGTTAGCTGAGATACGTGACGCTGCCATGACTGGAGGAAACTTCGCCGCCGCCGTCGCAGCCGAAAAGTCCAGAGGACAAGCGGCAGGGATCTACATAGATCGTAAAGAAATCCTTCATGGACGCATTGACCAAATGGACAGAGACCAAGTTATGAAAGAGATACAGCGTTTGCAAAAAGAGTTCCCTGCACTCGCAGCAGTAGCCGACGGCAATATGATTATCGAAGGAACTGTGCAAAAGAAGATAACAAAAGACACTGCTTGACATTTACCCGTGCTATAGTATAGTATGACCACACAAATCGCAGAAAGGATTTAATGTGTTAGACTTACAAAACCAATGGACTCCTTGGACAGGTTGGTCCCAGTATGCCAACAAAGATCGTGATCCAACAAAAAACAAAACTGATGCAGTCTTGTTTGCTTTTGTTGATAATGTGCTAAAGCAAAATCTTGATCACCCAAACCCCATTGGCTACAATATAGAAGATAGCGGGTTGTTAGATTTAAACTTTAATACCCTCCATGAAATCCCAGACCTTACAGCAAAGTGTGAGTATTTTATCCCGACGTCTATAGTAGATGAAGTGATAGGAGATTGTTTTACCGTCCAGTTCTACCTTACCCAACACCGTTATTATAGACGTCTCGCTGTTATTAGCGTCAGCGACTACGGCAATCAACAGTATGTGTTGGGATAACAAAAGACTAAATGTCAGGGCTCTTGTAGTAGTCCCTGACATTTTC